GTTCAATGATTGCCCTTAACTGGATAACAATCCTCTGCATTTGTAAGACAATCGGTAAATAAACGTAACTTAACAAATAGGAGCTAATAATGGCAACATCAATAACAAATGCCTTTATAACTCAGTTTGAAGCTGAAGTTCATATGGCTTACCAAAGAATGGGTTCTAAATTAAAGAACATGGTAAGAACTGTGAATGGCGTTAATGGAAATACTGTTAAGTTTCAGAAAGTTGCAAAAGGTTCTGCAAACACTAAAGCAAGACACGCTGAAGTAGTTGCAATGGATCTTTCTCACAGCAATGTGGATGCGACTTTAACTGATTACTATGCAGCAGATTACGTTGACAAGCTAGACGAGTTAAAGGTAAACATAGACGAAAGACAAGTAGTAGCACAATCAGCTGCTTACGCTTTAGGTAGAAAAACTGATAGCGTATTGACAGGTATCATGGATGGTGCAACTCAACTTGCAAACAACTCATCAGGTACTGGTACTGGTATGAACTTAGGAAAAGCTCAAGCTATGATGGAACTTTTCAATACTAATGACGTTCCAGATGACCAACAAAGATATTGGGTTGTTGGACCAAAACAATGGTCAGATCTAATCAATCTTGATCAATTCTCTAGAGTTGAATATGTAGGCGAAGGTGAGCTTCCATATTCTGGAGGAATGACAGCTAAGAGATGGTTAGGATTCTTATGGTTTGTACACAGTGGACTAGAAACTTCTGGTTCTACTGATAGACATACTGTAGCTTTCCACAAATCATCAATTGGTTTAGGAATTGGTTCTGATGTTAAAACTGAAGTGAACTACATACCAGAAAAAGTTTCACACTTAATTACATCTATGCTTTCAATAGGTGGAACAGTGATTGATTCTGATGGTATCAGAGTTCAAAAATGTGCTGAATAATAGGAGGATAAATGGCTTACGAAACTTCAAATCCAATCAAAAAGATTGCTGAAGCTGGTGGTAACTCTGTATTCTTCTATACAGACGGAGATGCTATTGCAACTATAGCTGCTTCTGGTTACTTCAACTCAGCAACTAACGAACTAAAAGAAAATGATATTATGAACCATTTACGACAGTTACAGTAGCAGCACCTGTTGCAGAAGACACTACAAGAATGTCAACTGTTTGAGTACCACCATTTGAACCTACGCAAAGGATAATATCGTTTTCTTTTAGTTCATTAGTTGCTGAGTTGAAGTAACCAGATGCAGCTATTGTAGCAATAGCATCACCATCACTGTAGAAGAATACAGAGTTACCACCAGCTTCAGCAATCTTTTTGATTGGGTTTGAAGTTTCGTAAGCCATTTATATCCTCCTATTATTCAGCACATTTTTGAACTCTTAGACCATTAGCATCGATCTCAACTGCACCTATTGAAAGCATAGATGTAATTAAGTGTGATACTTTTTCTGGAATGTAGTTCACTTCAGTTTTAACATCAGAACCGATTCCTAGACCAACAGCTGATTTGTGGAATGCTAGAGTATTTCTATCACTCGAAGTTGTTGATAAACCAGAATGTACAAACCATAAGAATCCTAACCATCTTTTAGCAGTCATACCGCCTTTAAATGGTAATTCATCTTGTCCTACATACTCAAGTCTAGTGAATTGATCGATACCTAATAGATCAGACCATTGTTTAGGCCCTACTACCCAGTATCTTTGACCATCATCTGGAACATCATTTCCGTTAAATGTTTCCATCATGTTTTTAGCTTTAACTAAAGACATTGCTGTTGATGCGTCTGAGTTTACGTTATTTGCAAAAGATGTACCTGCAGCCATCACATCTCTTATCACTTCGTCAGTTTTTCTACCAAGTGCATAAGCTGCTGATTGTGCAACTACTTGTCTTTCGTCTATGTTTACCTTTAACTCGTCTAACTTGTCAACGTAATCTGCTGCATAGTAATCAGTTAAAGTTGCTGTCACATTGCTGTGAGATAGATCCATTGCAACTACTTCAGCGTGTCTTGCTTTAGTGTTTGCAGAACCTTGTGCAACTTTCTGAAACTTAACAGTATTACCGTTAACGCCATTAACATTTCTTACCAAGTTCTTTAATTTAGAACCCATTCTTTGGTAAGCCATGTGAACTTCAGCTTCGAAC